CATCACCGCGGTTTTGACATTGTCAAAAATTGCTTTCATGCCTTCAAAAATTGGTTGCACTGTTTTCTTAATTGTTGAACCCACGTCGCTGATTACCTTGCCAAAACCCTCACCCTCAGTCAGACTAAAAGCCTTGGAAAATGCGTTGATTGCTGGGAGTGCATTGTCGTTGATGAATGTCATAAGTTTTTCAAGTATTGGCAACAAGGCAAACCCAATTGTCTCTTTGGCTTCGTCAAATGCCACTTGCATGCGGGCAATTCGTCCAGCATAAGTGTCTGCGTTAGCGGCGGCCGCGCCGCCAAATAAATCGGAAAGACGACTTTGCACCTGTGTAAAACTCATGGTCTTCAATTCAGCAGCTGAAAGACCAATTCCCAATTTGCCTAGTGCAGCACTGTTTCCGTCATAAGCCTTGCCTAAGGCATTGGCGACTGTTTCCAGCGGCTTACCTGTCGCCGTAGAAATGTCCAGCGCGGTTGTAAGTAAATCTTGTGCCTTTGTGATGTCCCCAGTTGAACGCACCAAGCGTCCCAAGGCTGGGCGCAACTGATCGTCAGCCACACCCGTGGCAAGTGACATTTTAAGAATGGATTGTTCCGTTGCAGCAATTTGGCCTTTGGTTGCCCCTGTGGCGTTCTCTAAGGCAAGGGCTAACTGTGTCTGTGCCTGTTCGTCGGCAATGGCCGCTTTGACCCCGTCAATGCCTATTTTGACCGCATAAGCGGCTGCGGCAGCGGCGGCAGCAACAAACGCTGCGCCAATCATTTTGCCAGCCTTGCCCATTTTGTCGCCAAATGTGTCAACGTCTTGGCTTGCAGATTTTAGCGATTTGTTGAGATTGTCAACGTCACCAAGAATGGAAAGTTTGAGCGTGCGACTACCAGCCATTAGTCATACTCCTTTACTATCTTAGAAAACGATTCTTCCCAGCGACGAACAATTTCAGGCTGAACACTGCGAAGCGTTGGATAGATAAACCAACCCCGCGACCCGCGACCTTCACGACCCGACCACACTGGGAATTGCTTCAAACGATTTGAACCAAATTCAGCACCGCCCCAAAGTTGTTGCGTTGTTCCGCCACCACTTAGTTTTTGGGCGGCAAAACCAAAACTGATTTCGCCAATTTTTGAAGATTTGGAAACCCTTGAACCTGCTGCAACACGATCGTCCAGCAAATTCCTAGAACGTCCCGCTGCGTCAACAATTTTGCCACGAACCCAATCAGCAAGTTGTGAAGTTTGTTGTTTTGCTTGGGCGGTTGCAACTTCGTCCATGGCTTTAAAGGAACGGACAATGGCACGCAATTCAGCCTTGTCGTAAGCGATTGCGTCACTTGCCATTTGCCCGTCCTTCCAAGATTTCCAACACCGTCAGAATGTCTTCAGCTGCTTCGAATTCGCTGGGCGATAACCCTGTTGCTAGGGCTAACTCCCAAACTACTCTGGCAAGGCTTCCGACTGGGTGGCTTTTGGGTTTGCTTCACCGACAATGACTTCAGAAATTGTTTCAGTCCAAATGTCAATCGGTTTCACTGGCTTGCCCGCTGCCTCACGCTTCATGGCGTGATAGGCAAGAAATACCAAATCGGATATTCCGATTTTTTCCTGTGCCTGTGCAATGGTGTTGCCCGTGTGCTTTTCCCATTTAACCCACTCAGGCGGTGCAGCCGTGTAAGTTATCTGATCGCCGTTGGTGTATTCAATTGTGATTGGTAGTTTCATTTTGTCTCCCGATTGTTAGGTTTAGAACGTTTCGCTTGGATTTCCTACTACCACGAATGATAGTGAAACTGTCTGTGCGTCAGGTGCTGCACCGCCGATTGACGGAACAACTGGCATGACGTTGCAAGTGAAGACCGCACCAGTTGCAGCAGTTAACGAAACCGCCAAAACTGTATTTGGTGCGCTTTCCCATGCAGTCCAAAGTGCTTCGCAAAGTGATGAAGCCGCGCCCCAGTCTGCAAGCATTTCGACATCTAAAGTCCACTGGTCGTCAATGTGCTTGTAAGCCTTGCCGTCAAGTGTCTGATATGTCGTGACTGTTGGTGCATTGCTTAGAACCACGCTGGTCGCCTGCGCGTCGTAGTTAACGGTCGCGATCGTCAACACTAAATCGCGACCCGTGATGATCGTTGTTGGCACGTTATCTCCTTTTATGTAGTTTGTGTGTAGTACGTCGAAACGTTTATGTCAGCAACCAGCATTGGAGATTGTCCTACTTCCAACACTGTCGGCTTTTCAACAACGCCAACAACGTATCCTGCGGGCATAGCCGCAAGAATTCCTATTATGAGTTTTTCCAGATTGTCCAGCGAACCAGCGTTGCTATTGGAAGCAACAATGGCAGTGATTGCAAAGTTAATTTTGACCTTGGTTGAAGCCTTGCCAATCAACACAACTTCCATGTAAGGCGAATCGGGCACAATAACGATTGCTGGTGGAATTGGTGCTTCAGGTACTGACGCATAACAAGTTGCCGAAAGTGCTGAAAAGGCGGTGGCTAAGGCTGCGCGGGTATCGGCAACGGCATTGGCTGGCATTATTGACAAACCGTTTCAACGTCTAAAAATGGCATGAGCAATGTGGACACGCGATTGGTCAGGCTGCGTCCCATTCTGTAAGGCGTACTGGCAAAGTCCACGCCTTCAATCTGACCGCCTGCTGCAACGCGTGATTGGAACACCTCAACGCTAACTGCAAGGACGGCTGATTCAATTGGCGCGCTTGTGGCGTATATGTCAGCTGCGGAATAGCCTGAAAGTGTCGCCGTGCCTGTTGGGATTATGTCGCGCAAAGTCACGTTGGTTGAAGTGAGTGCTGCGGTGAAATAGTAATCATAAGAATCAACAACGACGTGGGTTGCGGTAAAGGGTGCGGGCAAACCAGTCACAATGACGGATTGACCAGTCACAAAATGATGTTGGCGTTGGGTGTAGAAATAGGCCACGTTGGATTCTAATTTGTAAGCGTTAATTGCTGAAGTGTTTGCGACCAGCATTGGCAAAATGACCGCTTCACTGGTGTTGATAATTTCATCAAGGTAGGCGTCAGAATAAAGGGAAACGGACACGCCAAGCACCGTGCGCAATTGACTTGCAGTGACAATGGCTGGCATGTCCGTTCCTTTCGATCTGCTGCGGCGAGATCGGGAGAACCCGCCGCATGATTAGTGGGTTGTTATCAGGTCTTGTTCACGCCAAATGCACCTGCGCCAATTTTGGTCGCAACTGCACCAAACGAATACACGCCCACGGTAATTGAACCGTCAGCAGTTGATTCTGCACGCAACTGGTATGAAGTGCCTTCGTACCATGTGTATGCGTCAGGGTTGATGATCATGATTGAATCGTCAATGTCTGTTGTCGCAGCAGTGTTTGCAGTGACGTAGAGATCAAGACCAGCAACGCGACCGCGTAGTGATGTTGGTGTCGCCAATCCTGGTTGGTTCTGTGGATTAGTAACTTCGTTATAAATTGGACGTCCACTGTCGTTTAATGACATCAGGTTTGACCACTGTGAAGTGTTAACCAAAATGTTGCGTGCAAATGGATTTGCAAGTCCAGCAGTTGCAGCATAAACACTTGCAGAACCGCGGGCGATAACGCCAAGCAATTCAGCAGCAGTTGGATATGTTGCAATTGAAGTTGCGTCAGCAGTTGCGCCTGCAACTAACTGGTCATTGACGTACTTGTCCTGCGCCTTAGCCATGGCCGCGACCATGTTACGAAGTAACTCGTCATAAAAGAGGGGCGAAGTTCTAGTCAGCAACTCAACACTAAATTTTTGTTGCCCTGCGAATTTCTTAACGTCCACTGAAAGGAACGCTGAATTCTGATCTGTGTCAGAAAAGATTGCGTCTTCAGCTGCAATTGCAACTGTTGGTGCAGCAGTAATCTTTGGAATTTCAAATGTCATTCCAGCGTCAGGCAATGCACCGCGAGAAATCGCGTCCACGCTTGGGCGGATTGTTGTTGATAGTCCGTTGATAACTTCAGTCAACTGACGTGTTGGAACAAGTCCAGCGTTGTCTGTTGTGTTGTCTGCTGCCAAAACATATTGGCGTGCGTTTTCGTCACCTGTTGCAGCAAGAACCTTGTTTTCAAGATACTTTGCAGCAGTTAACTCAATGCGTGGTGTTGTCTTCCAACCACCCACTGCATTTGATTGTGCGGTTACTGACTGTGCGGCTTCTACCGTCTCTACGGCTGAAGCGTCATTGACGGTGTTTTCCACTTCGTCTCCTTCTGTTGTTGGTGTGACTTCAGGTTCAATTGTTGAATCTGAAACTTGTTCTTCTTCGCTTGTTGTTGCTGCGACTTCGCTGACGCGTGATGATCGGATTGCTGGTTCGCTAGTTAATGCGACCCCAGTGAGTTCGCCCTTTAAAATGCGCACTGTTCCGTCTTTAAGTGTTTCATATTCGTCAAATGAAACTTCAACGCTGAAACCGTCCCGCAAACCTTCTTGCGCTTCAACAAGTGCGTCAGTTCCAGCCGTTGTGTTTGCAATTTTGAAAGTTGCTTCAATTCCCTTGTCGTTTGATTCGATTGAAAGTGTCTTGCCAATTCGACGTGTGCGGTCGTGTTCTAGGTTAAGCAATACGGCCGTGGCTTCAATACTGCCAGCGGCAAATTGAACCTTGCCAATTGACGCGTTGCCAGTTTCCTCAAACGTGACAATGCGCCCAGTTATTGTGCGACTGTTGGAATCAGCTGCGGTGATTTGCATTGGTGTGATTACTTTTTTCATAGCAGTAGGTCTTCTTCCTCGCGTATTTCGTCAATTGACATTGCGCCAATTCGATTCAAGATTTCGTACACTTGCGCACGCTCATAAGGATTGCCGCGCAAGAAATCGTCTAGGTCAAAACGCACTTTGTTGCCTGCTGGTGTAAAATCAGCAAATGAAAGGCGTTCTTCGATTATGGACATGTAATTTCTAAAAGCAAAGTCCACAAGGTCGCGCCTTTTGTCCAAGGCGTTGGAATATGTGAATGTTGATTGTTGTGCGTCAGTAAAGTAAGCGGGTAAGCCTGCTGCACGTGATAGTTCAAGTGCAACGTAGTTTCGTGCCTCATTTAACTGCAAATTCTTTGGGTCATACCCAAGCGTCTCCAGGGTGACGTCAGCATTTAAAAACGCGGTAGATTTGTTAGCACGTGCCGTGCGCCATGCGCTCAACAACTTTGCAACACGATCTGCGGGCAATGATGTTCCGTTTGATTTCAAAACCATTTGCGGAATTGGTTCAACTGCAAAATTCATTGCTGCGCGTTCTAAGGCAGCGGCTGCACGAATTGTGCGACCTGCGCGACTTAGTAATCCTTCTTGGAAGCCTTGGAAGACAACAAGGTTTGCTGGGTCAACAAATGCGCCGTCAATTGAATACGTTGCGATTTCATAACCCATGCCGTTTGTTGTAATTGTTACGCGCTCAGGTGCAATGCGTTCCATTGCGCGGATTTTGCCCGTGTCTGCATATCTGTCCATGACGTATGCGTATGCACTTGGAAAAAAGAACAAATCGGAAATTATCCACGCCCAAAATGTAGAACCCGGAATTCTTGGGTCAGGCTGATTGATAACGCGCGGTTGTGTAACTTTTTCGCCCGTTGCTTCGTTACGTGTGTGCATTGGTAGTGAAGCGATTGTTTGAATGATTCCAAGGGCGCGCGCTACGGTTGGCACACTCATTGCTTCAGCACGTGAAGCGGTAACAATTCCACCGAATAGGAATAGGTTGCCTACTTCACTGTAATAAGGTGCAACCGCAGCTGCGTCCACGTCAATGGTCTTCGCTGGAACGGCAGCGTCAACCTTGCGTGCGAATAAATCTAAAAATGCCATGCCCGAATTGTTGCAGGCTTATACCTTCAACCCACCATGATGTCTAGATCATTCTCTGGGCGTGTCGCAAAGTGCGTGACCAGCGCGGTGGCAACTGCGCCACAAACAACGGCTTGACTTGCACGCCTACCAATCACCCAACCACCGTCACCACGCCTCAATTGCACGGCTGACAAGATTTCGTCAGTCAACTGTGCTTGACCCCTATGTTTTAACCGCCCACTGTTAATCGCCGACAATAGTTCGTCACAACTTTGCGGGTACGACGCGTCCATGTCGAAAATTGGAATTCCTGCTGGTGCAAGGCGTGCAGCGACCGCGCCACTGGTTTTGCGTGAATAAAGTACGTATTCAACGGGATACCTGCGGGCATAGTCTGCAAGATCGTTGGCAATAGCCTTATCGTCCAATTGCAAGTCATTTGCCCATGTGTGCAGCATTTTGACCACAAATGTTTCCGCGCCTAATTTTTGGGCGGCAACAAGACTTCCATGTTTTCTGTCAGGTGAAAGGTCAATTGCCAACCACGTCAATTTGTCAGGGTCTAGGTCTGCGTGCTTGTCCAAGCAATTACCCCATGAAGCCGAATCAACCGCTGAAGATATTGCCACAACCCACCGACACAAAACTTCCGTCATGACCACGTCGGGCGGGTCTTTTAACACCGACTTGATATTGTCTTCATGAATTGTGATTCCCATTGCTGGATTGGCGTGCCGTGCATTTTCAACGCTGATTTCGTCAGTCGGTGCAGACCATTCAAAGTAGCCAATTTCATCTTCAGCCCCAGCGATCTTCGCCAACGCCCTTTCCCGAAATGCGTTCAAAACAACGCTGCTGGAATCGCCCGCGTTTGTGTACGCCATGACAAGGGGGTTGCGTGCAGCCATGAGGGTGTATCGCAATGAGGCAAAACTCTCTAAGTCATTCATTTCGCGCAATTCGTCAAGGTGAATCGTTTCAGGTCGAGAGACACCGCGAGCAGCTGAACCGCCCGCCTTGACCATAAACCGTGTTCCGTTAACTGTTTCGATTTCCTCAGCACCATGTGCCCAGCGAATACGTTTGACTTGTTTTGCCAAAGAATCGTTTGCCTCAATCAAAGACACCAGCGCACGAAATTGTTCAAGGCTTGTCGCCAATCTATGCGCCGACCCAATCTGAAGCGGTTCTTCCCATAGAAAGAGACCGCCCAAAATTCTGATTTGCTGCAAAAAACTTTTTCCATTTTGGCGTGCGACCACGCACACGTTTAGGGGCGTAGCCCACCGCCCGTCAGGCTTCACCTTGTGGGAATGAATCAAGTAGAATTTTTGCCATTCCATAAGGTCAACGTTGAGGCTGGTAGCCAAATCTATGAGTTCCTGACCGCGTGAAGGCAAATCGTTCAGCGGTGTGTGGATTCTAGGCGTCGAAACGCCAAAAACGCGTTCTGTGTCCCTACCCAAAACCGTTGTAAGCCTATCTAAGACCTTTTCAGGCAGTATGTGACCTTCTGTGACCTTCCTACTCATGTTCGAGGCTTCTTGAGGCATTTTGGGGCAAATCT